GGTCGAAAAAGCAACAGTTGTTGGCACGATTTCGACTGAGGGCAATGCGACAATCACAGTTACGGCTGCCGGAATGACCGGATCTCCCAAGGCGGTTACGGTCGCGGTTGCGCTGGCCGACGATGCATCTGCGGTTGCCGGCAAGATCCGCACCGCACTGAACGCCGACTCCGCCATTACGGATCTGTTTACCGTTGGTGGGACTGGCGCGGAAGTCACGCTGACCAGGAAGACCGCCGCCAATCACGACTCAACGCTGAACATCGCCATCGCCAACGGCACCTGCGCCGGCCTTACTGCGGACGCTACGTCCGACACGGTCACATACGGTTCAGGCTATATCGTTGGAACTCCGACATACCTGGCGCCTGCTGCCTCGATCGCCTCTGAACCGTCAAACTCGACCAAGACGCGGTATTACGATAATATCGCGTACTACGTTGACACGACAGAAGCGGAAACCAAGGTCACAGCAGTTGTCTCAGGCATCGATGTCCAGCAGCAGGCAATGCTGCTCGGCAAGCACTATGATGCGGTTGCAAAACGCCTGTATGATGCAGGATCGCCGAATGCTCCGTATCTGGCGCTTGGATTCCGTACGATGGTGCCCGGAGGCTACCGGTATTTCTGGTATCTCAAGGGCAAGTTTGCGCCGATCAAAGAAGAGGCTTCAACAAAAACGGCGGATATCGACGAAAAAACGACTACGCTCGAATTCACCGCTGCTGTCACGGCCTTTGCTGGATTTGACATTGACGGAGCGCCGTCAGCTTGCAAGCGCGTTGTTGCTGACGATCAGTATGACACCACAATCACGACTGCCAACTGGTTTGATGCAGTCGAAGTACCTGCGCTTTACAGCGCGTAAGGAGTTTTTATGAGTGTGCGAGATCAGGACCAAAGAACTATAGATGATTCCAAGCTTGTGTCACTGACACTTTACGATCAGAAGGGGGCGGCGGTAGAGACATACTACTGCCGCCCGACTTTTGACGATGGTGTTCGGGCACTGAGACTGGCAAAACGTTTACAGAATATCAGCGCCGATGACATTTTATCCATGATCGGAAGAGATCGGATTCCTTCGGGATTTTTTGCAAAGGTTCGTTACTTTTTCCGCAAAGAACAGGGAACCGCAGTGGATCCAGTATTCCATGAGATTGAGTCATTTGTAGTGGATGCGTTTCACGGCCAGTTCACCAGAAAACAGCTTGCGCAAGGCGTGTCAATGGACGAGATGTGCCAGGTAATTATTGACATCGCTGAAAAGCAAAAGATGAAGACACCGGGTCTCGCACACCCAAACGGGACGGCGGGTCGTCGTCAGAAATAGAAGACGACCCGCTGTCTGACCCGTTTATGGACTGGTGCGAATTTATATCTTTGTTCTGTACCAAGATTTTTCCCGCGTACACGCCGCTTACATTGGGACAGACTCCGCTTGACATCATCATACCGTTGGCGGAGTGGTTTACGGCAACTAAAGGCGGATCTGAAACGAAACAAAGTGACGTTCTGATTGTTGGTGACAAGATGTTCAAGAAGAAAACTGCTGACGAAGTGAGCTGGCTGTGAGGTGATGAGTAGTGTCTGACGAGATTAAGACAAAGTTTGGATTCGATGTCACAGAGTTTAAAAACAATATCTCTGACATGAACCGTGGTATTCGAATCGCTCAGAATAACTGGAAAGCCGCAGCTGGAGCACTTGGAGACTGGAAGGAAAGCCAGGAAGGCATCTCAACCCGAATCAAATCACTGAACGACATAATGGAGCTTCAGCGTGCAAAAGTCGAGAAGCTGACAAAAGAATACGATGACCTCAAGGGTTCAGGAACAGCCTCAAAAGACGCATTGCGCAAGCTTGAAGAACAAATATCAAAAGCGAATGCTGAGTTAGGACAAACAGCTGGAGACTTGAAATCAGCTGAAAAGGCGCAAGATAACTTCGGCAAGGAAACCAAAGCCGCTACCGGTGAACTTTACAAGTTCGGTAAAGAAGTCGATGACACCGGAGGAAAAACAAACAAACTCAGCAGCTTCCTAAAAAGCGCCGGATCCGCCATGAAGTCCGGAATTGTTGCCGGTGTAAAAGCAGTCGGGGCATCTATGGCAGCAATTGGCGGAGCTGCTGTAGCGGCAGGAACAGCCGTTGCCGGTTTCACGAAAAAGGCAATTGATAACGCAGACGCTATTCAGAAACAGGCCGACATGACCGGACTTACGGCGGAGCAGGTTCAGGAGCTTTCGTATGTGGCCGCTACCGCCGGAGTGGAATTTGACACGCTTGCCGGTGCGCAGGGCAAGTTGACCAAATCAATGTTCGCTGCAAGTGAGAATCAGCAAAAGCAGATGGACTCAATGCAGGCGTCTGCATCAAAAGTGCAAGCGCTTGTGGATTCCCATGCCGGCTATGATGCTATCCTTAAGGAATTGTCCAAGACAACCGACGTATCGACCGAAACACAGAAAAAGCTCGCAAAGGAGCTTGCGTCGGGAAAAATAAAAGTGACCGACATCATGGACGCCTTCCAGAAAGGTTTGCCGGCAACATCAGCTCAAGCTGAAGCATTTCAAAAACTCGGCATTTCATTGACAGACAGCAACGGTGGGATGCGTGACGCCAAAACTGTTATGTTCGAGGCTTTCACGGCTTTGCAAGGTATTGGAAACGAGACTGAACGGGATGCCATCTCGATGCAGTTGTTTGGCAAATCAGCGATGGAACTTAATCCATTGATGAAAATGTCAGCGGATGAGATGGCAAAACTGACCGAAGAGGCACGCAAGACCGGTGCGGTCATGTCAAACGAACAGGTCGCCGCGTTAGACAAAACAGGAGATTCCATTGAAAGCCTGAAAAAATCTGCATTAGGTCTTGGATCGTCCATGGTAACGGCAATGCTGCCGGCAATCGATGAAACAGTAGACGGACTGAAAAATCTCGCGTCAGGCATTCAAGATGCCGTCAAAACTGGGAACTGGGCCAAAGTCGGAACCATGATCACAGAAATGCTGGTAAGCGGTATCAAAAAGATTGCAGGGGCTTTGCCTCAAATCGTAAATACTGTGACCGGACTATTGAATGAAGTGGTTAAGATGGTTGTTGCGGTATTGCCGCAAGTTTTGCCGGTCCTGATGGATGCAGCCATGACATTGCTTCAAGGGCTTATGGATGCGGTTCTTGCAAACATCGAGCCTCTGGCCGCAATGGTTACAACATTAATGACAAAGCTTGCGGAGTTTTTGCTGGCAAGTCTTCCAGTCATCATTGAAATCGGCCTGCAGGTTTTGCTTGCTTTGGCTGAAGGAATTGCAAAGGCTATCCCGTCGCTTGTACCGCAGATTGTGCAAGTGGTCATGACCATTGTAGACGCCATCATTCAAAATATGCCGGCGTTTATTGAGGCCGCGGTCCAGATCATCCTGGCGCTGACAATGGGATTGATCGACGCGCTTCCGAGGCTGATTGAGTGGCTTCCGACCATTATCACAAGCATAGTAACTGCCCTGGTCGATAATTTACCATTACTAATCGACGCTGCTATCCAGATCATTGTTGCTTTAGCACAGGCACTTGTTCAAAACATCGACAAGCTGGTGGTCATGGTCCCACAAATCATCATGGCAATTGTTGGCGGTCTGATCCAGGGTGCAGGAAAACTTGTTGAAGCGGTCCCGCAGCTTTTCAAAGCGTTGGCGGATGGATTCAAGGGCGCTGACTGGTCAGAAATCGGCAAGAATATCATTGAAGGTATCAAGAACGGCATTACGGGAGCGGTCAACGGACTGGTTAATGCGGCCAAAAACGCCGGCAATGCAGCCCTTGGCGGTATGAAAAAAATTCTTGGCATCAGCTCACCGTCAAAGGTTTTCCGCGACCAGATCGGTGTAAACATGGGACTTGGCGTTGCTGAAGGCATCAAGGCAACCACAAGCAGAGTAACTAAAGCAATGAGCACGGTGACGGATAAGCTGAAAACCGATATCCAGGTGAATGGCAAGGTCAACATCACCGGATCAGCGCAGCAAGCCGTAACCGCACCCGGATCCGGCCAGGCGGTGCTGAGCATTGAGAATTTCTACAACAACACGGACAAGGACCTTGAAACACTGGCCTATCAGTTCGAGTTCATGCGCAAGAAGGCGGCTGCCGCTCTGGGAGGTTAATGATGAATTACTTTATCTGGAACGGCATCAATTCGCTGACGTACGGGGTGGTGGCTGAAAAGCTGCCACCTCCTTCGCGTGATGCGGAAAGGGTTGAAAAACTCACCATACCGGGCCGAGATGGACACATGACGCTATCAGACGACACGTTTGACGGCCAGATCCGGGCAGTGGAATGCGGCTTCTTGGACCGATCCTTGAAAGATACGGTGTTCGCCTGGTTGAAGGGTTCCGGGGTTGTGACGTTTTCAAACGAACCGACACGGGCATACAAAGCGCGGATCACCGAAGCGATCCCGATGGAGCGACTGAACAATGTATTTCATTCGTTCATCGTGACGTTCGACTGCCAGCCATTCGCCTACGAGGCGACACCAACGGTTCACACGCTGACATCGAGTGGCACGATCACGGCCCTGGGTACACGATGGAGCACGCCGCTGATCCGCGTCACGGGAGCGGGTGAGCTGACCATCGATTCGACCGTTTACACCATCGCCGCTACATCTGGCGAGGCCTATGTCGACATCGACAGCGAAATCGAGGAGTGCTACTACGGCACAAATAATCGCAATAGCAAAGTGTCCGGAGGCTTCCCGATCCTGACGCCCGGGGAACACACCATCACGCTGGGAGCGGGGATCACGAAGGTTGAGATAACCGGAAACTACAGGTGGTACTGATGTTTGTTTATGAGTCTGGATCAACCTTCACGGATAACGGACTGGGTGGATTGACGCCGACCGAATGCCTGATCACAGAGGATCTGAACGGTCAGTTTGAACTGACCATGACGCATCCGATTGATCCGTATGGAAAGTGGTCAAAGCTGCAGGTCAACAATGTCATCAAGGCCAGCACGCACCGGGGCGACCAGTATTTCCGGATCTACGACATTGACACGGATGCGATCAAGGGATCAATAGTGGTGTCAGCCAGACATGTTTTTTACGATCTGCTGAACAACTTCATC